CGACGATACTGTATGGGGATCGCGTTCTCTCCCCAATCTTTACCGGTGGTTTTGATTTCCGCAATACACCGGTGGTCAAGTGATAGGCCGTCTGGCGTAGCCAAAGGCCAAGGCTTCTGGTCAGGCGTTGCGGAGCCCTGCCGGATAAGCCACTCGTTAGGAAATATTCCGTAATGTTCCTTTATCCACAACGAAATATCTGCTTCCTGTTCGCGGCCGAACGCCATATAAGGGTTATCGATTACCGTGCGCGGCTCCACAAGGTCAGCTACGGCCTCTTTGAACCCGGCAGGCGTAGATGCTTTAGCGACTTGTGTGGCGGTCACGCCGAGCTTCCTAGCCTCGCGCCAACCATCGTAATCGAGCGCCTTATTAGCGACGAACAGTTCCGGCTTAAGCATGGAGCGCCCAAACGATCGCGTTACGACCGGAAGGTAGCACCTGCTTGACACCGGAATCCATAACCAGGCCTTTGCGAACCAGCTCAGCCCTACGCGACCGTATACCGGACTCGCTGGCGCGCGGCGCTTTGCCGATTTTGGAGTAAGCCTCCACCAACTGAATATCGGTGCGAGGCCGGCGGAGAGCCTGAAGAATGTATAACTGTGTATCGGTTACACGGTTGACTGACTCGGCAGCGTCGTGGCTTGTTTGCGGATCTGTTCTTCTTGCTTTAGGCATCTTCGTCCTCCAAGTGAGTCATCGAAAGAGTCATCGTGACCTCCATCAAAACTTCGATAAGCGCGCGAGCCTCCGCCTTATTGTCTATGACAAGCGCGTTGCCTTCCGCTGTAGTCACCCAGCGGCTACCATCGAGCCGGCGAACAACAATTTCCGGCCTACGAGGATCGATGTCCCTAATGATTACGAACATTTGTTCTATCCCTTCCATAAATAAGAAATAACGTGATTAGTACAAGGCTGACTGAAAACAGTAGCCAGTTGGGAAGCGTTACCGCCTGGGCCAATAGTAGGAAGGCCACGACGATAACTACAAGCACACTAGTCATTTGGTCGCCTCCAAAACAGTCATTTCGTCGCCCCGAAAACAAGCAAGCCGGCGATAACTAAAGTTTGCGCCCACATCGCGGAAAGCGCAGTTATTAGTAGCCGCCGGCTAATGACGACGACGCCGATTTGCTTTATGTAAGTAGATCGCCGGCCGCGATCGCCGACCTCCACTTGTTCACCTATTTCTAGGTTTTTGAAGTAACCCATGATTTTCCCTTCATTTTGGTTAGCGTCAATCGACGCGGCTTAAGCCTAACCGCGACCGGCGACATTGACCCAATATTTCTCAAAAAAACTTCTAAAAAAAATATCGGATCGTTTAGGAAACCTAGACGGCTACCGGTAGCCTTGACTCATGAATGAAACTACCCGATTGCAAGGAACCGAAATGATAGAAGAAACGCTATACAAGCCCTGGATAATCTTCGACCACGACTACCAAGATTATTCTTGTGAAGAACACGCGATCGATTACGCCAACACCATCGATGCTCAAAAGTACGGCGACACCTCTTACGGTATCAAAAAAGAAGGTTACGGTATGGTCGCCGATATTTATGAGATCGCCTCGTTCGCTGTCGGGGAATCGGATTACCCAGCCGCTTGCGCTTGTGGGAGATATCTCGACGTGCCTCTTACCGCCGAAGGGCAAAACTATCTGGCCGAGAACGACTTCCCTGCCTGGCTCAAAGCACTCCACCGATAGAAAGGAAACACGATGAACCGCCCAACAGAGAAAGATATCGACACCACCGCCTCCGGTTACTACCGGTTACCCTGCGACGGTCGCCACGACCACTCGTACCACTTTTATATGTATTACACCAAGCGCGAGATCGTAAAGATGTGGCGCGAGGAACACCCTAAAGGAGAAAACGCATGAACGACAAATGGCGTGAGCTAATCGATAACCCACCGAAAGGCCTCGACGCGATCGCGGATTTGTTCGACCTATCCAGCAACTATGAATACCCGACACCGGCGACCTTGTTTATCGATCTAATCGGATTGACGACCGAAGAATATGGCGAAGTGCTTGTGAAAGACCTCAGCGTTTATGTCGGCAAACTTGGATACCTGGAACTTGGGCGGCTCGGTCAAGCGCTCGACGACTACACAAATCGTCAAGCGCTCGACGACTACACAAATCGCCCACAAGACGCGTTTCAATACGTCACCGATATTCTAGAAGCGGAAAGCGAAGACTAATGAGCGAACTGTTACAGCAAATGGGTGTGGCTCGGCTAGATCGTGAATATCTAAACAAGCAATTGAACCGAAACACCATACAAATGCAGAAGCTCGTTGCGGCCGCGTTGGAGGCAGGGTTATTTGCCCCCACGATCGCCCACCACTTAGGCGTCACGAAAAGAACAATCTACAAGTGGTCTAAATAACGGGACCACCGGCAGGGGAAGGGGGACTAAAACCTGCCGGTGGTATTTCCGTTTCCAACCGTTAGAAAGGATAAGAAAACTGTATCACCTATTGACAACTCTCACAGGCAAGCAAATCCATCGGATCTACCGGCACAGCGAAACCATCCACAACCTCACGCTCCACGATTATTCCTTACTTTCAGAGTGTTGACCGAATAGTTGCACACTACGACCTAAAGGTTCTGATTAGGCATCCTTATCGTACGTCAGCACCGAAGTCAGCAGGGACATGACCCCGGCAAGCAAGGACACGGAAGCAATCTGCAACCAGTCGACATCGAGAATCCCTGCACCGGCAACCATCGCCGCTAACGAAACCTGAGCAACCGTCTTCACGGCGCGCTCCGTCGCAAAGTCCCAATATTTTTTCCACTTATCCATCATTATTCTTCTCCTTAGATATATCTTCCCAAGCGGCCCCAAAAATGTAACTTGTCAAAATCAAAGTTATCAAGGCGACACCACCGGTCACTAGATCGCCGGCGCTAAGTTTGTCCGCCCAAACCGCTGCGACAGCGCTCATAATCATGCCAACACCCAACGTAAATCCGGCAAAAATATAGCGTCTACGAATCTGCCATGTTGGTTTCATGTGAGAATCGCCACCAACGGGGAAATAATCGCCGCTAAGAACCCGAAAACACCGATCGCTTGCCACATTCTCTGTTCCAGGCGGCGTATCCGAACCTCGTGGTCATCGATCTTCTGTTCCGAATCAGGTAAAGAGTTAGCGATCTTTTCTAACAGGCGGCCCTGCCGTTGGACTTCCAAATAAATATCGCGCATCGAAACCCTAACGCCGGCCGTTTCTGTTGTGTCGTCGGTCATCACGATTCCAAAAAATCGACAGGGTTCAACGTGTCGCCCCACTTTTGAGATTTACGAACCTCAAAATGTAAGTGTGGGCCGGTGGAGGCTCCAGTATTTCCCGAGTGGGCTATGACGTCACCGACCTTGACTTTATCGCCCACACGGGCTCCTGGTGGCTTCTGAAGGTGGTAGTAGACGGTGAATAAGTCTGCCGCGTGCTTCACGATAAGAGTATTGCCGCCGGAAGCACTTTTGCCTTTATGAACGATCTCACCGTCAGCCGGAGCCGTCAACTGTGTTCCGACAGGCAAAGCCACATCCACACCATGATGGAAAGTCTTGCGTTTCGTTATCGGGTGAACCCTGTTGCCGTAAGGCGATTTCGCGTTGATCGCGTACCCGTCAGGCCAGGGCTTAGACAGCCGCATCAGGCACCTCTGGCGCAATAAATAGGTCAGCTACTGGGTCGTAAGTGTAGCCAGGCCCAGGATAGACACCCCGAAAGTTTGCGTTGTACGAGCATTGAACCAACTCGTCAGGGTTGTAGCCATGCAAATCTGCGAGGAACGCTTGCCCCAGAGATTCCTGCTCCACACCATCCTCATCAAGTAGGACAGGGTTTGCGACAACATGAACCTTCACAACCACACCGTCAACCACATAAGCGTAATGAGCCATTAGACAGCCACCCTTACAATCACAATACCGTCAGAACCCAGGCCACCGGCTCTACTCGAACCAGAGTTTCCCCCACCACCACCACCAGAGCCTCGGCTAGCCGTAGCGTTATCACCCACATCATTCGCACCACCGGCACCGCCAACACCAGACGAACCCCCAGCACCACCAGTAGTTCGACCACCACCGCCACCGCCAGCAGCGTAAATAACGCTTGTCCCTGTGATATCTGACGATATACCAGCACCACCGGCACCACCGTTAGATGATGTTGCGTTAGCGCCCACACCACCAGCACCGCCGCCACCGCCGCCGGCCCTATTTGCCAGTGTGCTTGACCCTGCGGAATTGCCGCCGTTATTACCCTGCGCCGCCAAAATAGTTATGCCGCCAGGTTCGTTACTGTTGCTAGCGTTTCCGGCACCTCCACCAGAACCACCGGCGTTCGTTGGGGAGCCCCCATCTCCACCGCGAGCACCTGCCGGCACTGCAAGAGAGCCAAACGAACTAGCAAAACCAAAACCATCACCGGCACCACCAGCACCAACATCAACAGTTACAGTCCCAGCATTTACAAAAAACGACTGTTGGCGAACAATACCACCGGCACCGCCGCCACCACCGCCCTCAGTAGCCCCAACGCTAGCGCCACCACCACCGCCACCGACCAACAAAACATCAACCAGGCCCTCTTGACCAAAAACAATTGAACCGTCACCAGTGAACGAATAAGTGTTATAGGTAGTCCCACCCGAAACGACAGTCCCCAGCGTTGCCGAACCCGTAGTGCTTGTAACAACAGCGGCACCAGGAGTCGTAGACAATTCTTCCCAGGCGCTGCCGGAATAGTAGGTCAGAGAATCGGAGTCATTTAACCACGCGAACTGACCTTCCACCGGCGCAGTGATCGCAGACCCACGCGCAGCAGTCCCAGCAAAGACGAGGATGCCTTGCATGAGGTAGTCGTTGATGTCATCCTCATCAAGAACCTCACCGGCAACAAAAGTTTTGAAACCACCTGCAGGCATTAGAAATCCTTCCAGATACTGCCGTCAAAAAAAGTGAGCTTGTCTGAGTCCCTTAAGAAGGCGAACATGCCCTCTGAAGGAGCAGTAATCGCGGAACCCCTAGCCGCAGTTCCAGCGAAAACCATAATCTGCTGATCCATCATAAAATCCTGCACCTCAGAAGCGAGAAGGACATTCCCATCCTGGAACACCTTGAAACCTGCACCAGCCACAACGCCTCCTAGAAACCAAGAACGCCTGGAGCGCCCACACCTATTGTACCGAACTCGGAGTCGCCGATAACAAAAAGAGAAGTCTGCAACGAACCCAAACCGAAAGTAACTTCGTGGGCTTCCGGCCCGATCTCATGCTTTATGGAAATAATCAACCCGTATCGTTCGATACTCGGGCCGATAGGCGGATTCCCAGGCGACAATTTTACTTGTGCGACATCGCCAATCTCTAAAGCAAGCACCGCCGCGCGATCCGATGAACCCAAACGATCCAGCACGACCCGTATAGCATCGAACCGAAGATCGGGTTCCTTGTAACGCGAAACCAACAAATCGGCTAAACCCTCAGCAGTCGCGCCGTCTGAAAGAAGCGTGTCGACTGACACAGCCGCGACACCGTAACGTGTTTGCGACAAAGCGTCCGAAGCGATAGCAGTGCCGGCCGGAGCTGTAACCGTTACTACATTGTAAAGTTGTTCCGTGCCATAATCAAAGCCGGCAGGAGCGTAAGGAATACCGGTTCCGTCGTCAGCGAAAACCGTTACATTATCGACCGTCGGCGTTGTTAGCCGGTCACGGAAAACGACGCTTCCCGACTTGCTAATAAAGAACAAGCCGGCCTCCGATTGTTCTATCTTCTGAAGATACGACAAAGCGTTACCGCTGAAAACGTCCGCCCCAAGTTGACTATTACCGGTATCGATAACTCGGTCGCCCACCGGCCAGTCGATCGATGCTTGCGAAAGCACAGCGTTAACCCGTTCACCCGTTAGTTCGGCGGTAGCTGTGCCAAAAGTCAAGTCTTGTTGAGCAAAGAACGTTAAGGCGTCGGCGGCTTCCAGAGAAGCAGTTTGCCGACCGTTAGGTTCGTATTGGAAGTTCCAGTCAAGAATCTTGCCAACGTAAAGAGCCGTGCCGTCCGCTGAAACCCTAACATCGCGGCGCGGAACAATGTTCCCGGCAAAAGGGGAGGAGCCGTATAACGGGTCGAACGCGCGATCTTCGTTATTTAGTTCGATGGAAAGATTACCTGCGTTGAACCGGTCTAAGTCACGGTTCTTCCCCCGATTCACGCTAATGGTGCGAACGCGGGAACTAATATCGGCGAAAGAAACGCCGCCGATAACAAACTCTGTCGAACCGATAACGCCGGCCACAGGATCGTCAAGTGTGAAAGACTTACTCAGCCCGAGTTCTACGGTTATCGTCATTACGCCCTCGCAAATACTGGGCCGGAAGTCCGCTCATACTTCCTTATAGCGTTGACGATTTGTTCGCCTATCTGAGCGCCGTTACTACCCATACCAGCGTTGACCGTAATGTTGTAGGTTCCCCCCATCGATCCCATCTTGTTCAAAGGGATTATCGCTTCCGGCCCAGCCTCACCGATTAGCGCTGTCGTCGGCCCCATAACGACGCCGCCGGCTGCCATCGCTGGAATGTTACCAAAGATTTGCCTACCGAAGCGATCCGTGTAGAAACCTCTTTGCTGTTGGGTAGCGCCAATAAAGGAGTCCGAAGCACCAAAACTTGTGGAACCCTGCGTCCTGCCAGGCCGGTCAAAAATGTCTGATATGCCTGATACATCGACTTCGGGGAAAACCATACCGTCGTATAAGCCGATAAGGTTCAAGGGTATTTCTTGTAGGTTCCCGATTCCCCGATAAATCGCTCCTAAAGCGCCCGGCAGTTTCCTCCCCTGCTCCAAAATCGTGTTTATAGAACGAATGAAACCGTTAGCGGCTGTGTTCAACGCCGTTATAACACCGTTCATAGCGTCGATAAAGAAAACCCTGATTCCGCTGACGATCTTACCCAAACCGTTAGCCCACACCGCAGTAGCCTCTAACGATGGGGCCAAACCCAGCGATTGAAACGCATCAAACGCCGCCGGTAACGCAACAGCTAGCATATCTGCGAAAAACTGCAAAACTGGGAGCAAAAGTTCGATACCCAACATAAAGAGGGGCATAAGTTCTTCGATAAGCGGCAGGAACGCTTCAATTACTTCCAGGATCGTCGGCGCGAGTGCCTCAAACAAAGTCACAAGGATCGGTAGCACACCTTCGATAATTGGGAGGAGTACCGCCATCGCTAGTTCGAGCAGGCGGACGAAAATCGGTAACGCCATCTCGATAATCGGTAGCAAAGCGTCTACCACCATCATAATTATCGGGATAAGCGATTCCATCAAATCGACGAACACTGGGAGAACAGCGATAAGCACGTCGGCGAATAATTCGGCGATTTGCCCGATGACCGGTAGCAGAGGCATAAACGCGCGCAGCAACGCTGGGATAACACCAGCTAGTTCAGCAACCGTCGGCGCTAACTCCTCAAAAACTTCCGACAACATGGGAGCGAGTTCTTCTACAATCGGAATCAACGATTGAGCAAGCGAAGCCAACACCGGCAGTAAGGCCGCGCCGATCGTGGCTTTAGCGTCCTCAAAAGTGGCCGTCAAAATCCTCATCGTGTTAGCTAACCCGTCAGAAGTGTTAGCGAAGTCGCCGGCTGTTTTCGCCGTCGCCTCCATCAAAAGCCCGTAACGCGCTTGCACCTTCTGTTCCTCGGTCATCGTTTGCCCGACCGCGATAATGCCTTCTCGGAGCGCGTAAGCCTGAACTTCCGACTGCAAAAGATTTATACCGAAACGCTTCAACGGTTCAGCCTCCCCAGCAAGGCCGGACTGAAATACTTGTAACGCTTCCGCTACATCGATGTTAAATACAGAAGCAAAGTCTGCGGCGCGAGTCGTTATGTTGTCGACGAATCCGGTTACGTCGCCGCCTTCGCCCACGATACGGGTCGCGAAAGCAGAAAATCGTACAGCCGCTTCGTTAAATGCGGATTGTGTGACACCGAGCCGGCTAGCCGCGTCTTCTCCGAGCTTGGCGATATTCGCGGAGGCCGCGCCATAAGAAACCGAAACAGCGTTCAAAGATTCTTCCAGCGTTGACGCTGCCTTTACGCTGCCTTTGACAAAACTGCTGATGGCGCTGACAGAGAACGCTGCGCCGATCGCGGCTCCGATACCTAGCAAACTCTTTTTGAAGCCACCGAGAGAAGCCTCCGCCTGAGTCAGGCCGGACTTATCAGACTTGTAAAGAATCGGTATAACAACAGGCATTAGACGGACAACCTAACATTCACGCGGTCAAGGTGCTTGTTCAAAACAGAAATAGCGATAACGAAAATCTGGTTCTTGTTACGCCGAAAAGTATCGTAAATGAAACGGCCTGCCGGCACCCTCATCTGTCTGCGCTCGTTTAGCACAGCGATAAGGTTGCGGCCTTGCGGAGTGTAACCGTTAGAGCGAGTACCGGCCAGCTCAGCCAAATAAAGGCCGCGAGTCTTATTCCGAGGCGTTACGCGGATCGATGTCAACGCGGAAAGGGTCGGGTGCTTCTTGGAGCGGCCCGTTGTTAGGGAAACCGTTACTGTCGAAGGAAGGTAACGTGTGTCGCCGTTGTGATCCATGCCCGAAAGGGGAGGTGTCACCGGCAAGGCTTCTTTGATTTCCTGAGCGAAAGGCTT